TCTTTATGCTCCGCCGCAACACCCATTGCACATAGACCAGTTAAAGTATTAGAAACATTTAAATCATCAGCATTAAGAATTAAAATTTTATTAGCATCTAAACAATTATTAGCTATCTAAATATTAAGCAAATCCATAGCTTTATCTTTTTCTCGATTTTGTCTTGCTTTCGCATTAGTACAGTTTCTTGCACTTTGAGTTGAAATAGTTTCTGTTAAACCCTTTTCTCCACGTTTGGTAGATGGTACTATTTTATCAGGAGTAATAAAAGCTTCAAAAAGTCTTTGCTTTTCTAAACTATTACCAACTCTAATTAAAGCATTAATTAAAGGAGTTATATAAAAGGCTACTCCTATTTGTACAAGAGGACCGTCACCTAATGAAAAAGCTTGTTTTTCTACAAGTTCTTTAAAAAATTTATTTTCTATATGAGAAAGACCGTAGTCACAAATAAAACGATTTTCGAGAGTTTCCATAAACATCATATCTGAAATCTATCCCAAGGCAACTAAATCGGTATATTGAAAAGAAGGCTTTTCTAAATCTTCTTTCATTTCCCAATATTGAAAAAATTTCCAAACAATACCAACACCGCTTAAAGATTTATTAATATAATTTTTCGATAATTGATTATTTATAACAACTGCATTTTCACTATAATGTGGGGCTTCATGGTGGTCTAAGATTAATATGTCATATCCTGCTTTTCTTAAAATTTCATGTTGTTTATAATCATTACTAGCACTATCAGGTAAAACAATTAAATCGCAGCTTCTATTATCTAGTGGAAATAAATTCATAATAGTGGCAAGTCCGTGCTCTTTTCCCTCTGGTACATGATAATCTATTATGTAATCTCCAGGAATATTATCTTTTAAATAATTATAAAATAAAGCTGAACTTGTATATCCATCCACATCGGGGTCAATACATAAAAAAATTCTACTACCTTTATCTATATGACTTTTTAATAAATAATAACCTTTTTCTATATTATCTAACTAGCTAGGAGATAATATATTATCCATAGTAGGATTAATAAAACATTCCTAAGCTCGTATGTTATCTTGTGGAAATATTTGTCGATCATCTAATAATTCTCTTAAAAAATTATCTGTTATTTCTTTACTTGTTTTTCTTATATACTTCATAACCAAATCGCTCCTTTGTATAGTTCTAAAAAAGTATTTTTGCCCTTATCAAAGGGGCTGTCTTTTAATTCTAATAAATTCTTTGTATCCCATATAAAACCCATTTGAGCCTTATTCTTAAAATTTTCACATATTTTTTTACGTTTTTGATAAATTTGCTGTTGTTCATTCCAATCTTTACCCTCTTTATCAAAAGCAATTAAAATTTTTTCTGCTCCCGCGGCAAGCAATAAATCAAATTGATAAGTACTAAAGGAGCTACCACAAACTGCAACACAAACATTCTTATCCATACCAAACATAGTACTATATTGCAAACAAGATTTTTCTGACTCAGCCACAATTGCAAATTTCATTCTAGCTATATTATCTTTTACCAAATTTAATCCATAAACATTGTATCCTAATGGATGTGCCATAATTTCTCCTTCTATTTGAACTGGCATATATTTACCTATTATTACATCTTCATCATTGAGGGCGCGGCCACGTATACCAATTAAATTTCCATTATAATCATAATGAGGAATTATAATTTTATTTTCATCAATTGAATATCTAATATTATAATCTTTCATAGCTTGTTCACTAATACCATCATTTAACCACTCTACAGTTGGATAAAAGGTATAGATATTTAAAAGAGTATCTTTTATAGGTGTAATATTTACTTCGGTTTCTTTTCTATTATATTTATCAAAATCAGACTGATAAGTAGTTGAAAAACCTTTATTAGTATTAGTTATTTCCATACCTTCGGAAATTACTAAAACTATATCTTTATAAAAATTATATTCAATTCCTAATAATTCATAACGTTTTTTAAATAATGTAAAAATATTAAAATTATCACCGCAATCTGTATAACAATGAAATTTTTTATTACTTTTATAATAATATAATTTCATTTTTGCTTCAGCGGCATTAATATTATGACATATTGTTGGAAAAATTATATAATCATCTTTTTCTATATATCTATCTGCTCCTAAGTTTTGAACTAATTGAATAATTCTTTGGGGCGGCAGATTGTTAGCCAATTCTTTTAAATCTATCATAATAATTCCTCAAATGTTTTCTTTGAAAGTCGTATTTTTCTTTCTCTTATATCTCCAAAAGCTTCTTCTATAGAATTGGTTAAACTTGTATTATCAATTACTTCATTAATATTATCTAATAAATTTTCTGCCATAGTATTACTAACCAATCCAGTATTAAAGAAATCTTCTAATTCTTTCATTTCATCGGTCTTTTCAGTAGTAAAATCTACAATTTGAAATTCTTCAATTGGTTTATTATCTGCTGTTGTCACAAATAAATCGTAACGACGACAAGTACCTAAATCATTTTTTGACCAAATTCTTACCATAGTCCAACGGCCTCGACGATTTTTAAAAACATCTGTGACTAAATCTGGACTAAAATGAAATCTACTTTGAAAACCTTCTACAATTTTTAATTCTTCTATGCTTGGCCTTGACATTACACAGGCAAAGTCCATTAAGTTAGCGATTGCTTTCGATCCTTGTATATTCCTAAAATCTCTAAAACCGCCATTTTTATCATCATCATTACTAACTTGTGTAGACGTTAAAATAAAAGCATTTAATTCAACTGCTAAATTTTTTAATGCTGTAGTAAACAATCTTAATACTACATCTTCTCGAAGTCCTAAATCTCTATATTCATTTAACATCGCTGGTGAAGAAAATATATAATCATAAAAGAAATTTTCTACATTCTTCTGTAAAGCATATTTACGAAGTAAATTTTTTATAATTGAAGCACAGGGGTCTGGTACATGAGCAAATAACATATTATTTTGATAACGTTCCATTATATCCAATGCTTTCATAATTCTATCCATATGCTCTTCTCTAAAAGTTCCATATAAAAACATTTCTTCATTTAGCCCAGTTAAATATGCTAATATCATTGTTTGAATTTCTGCGGGGTCTTGTTCCGTCATTATATATAAAACAGGTTCACAAGTTCCTGTTGCTATCCATTTTCCATATTTTGGTTCATATCTAATAGGATAAGCTATATTACAAGCATCACCTACCATTGAACGAGTTTTTCCTACTCCTGAACCAGCACTTCTAAGATATAATTTTCCTTTTCTGCCGCCTCTGGTAATTGTATTAAATATATCTCCTTGAAGTTTTATTCCCACTTCTGGAGTAACTTGTAAAGTTTTAATTAAATCTCTTACACCAGAATAAGCAGTACTTTCTTCTACTAAACTATTTGTAGCATATTTATTTTCTAATACTGCTATCTCCCCTTTTAAAGAAGTTATAATATCTGATGCATCAATTTTTTCAAAATTCTCATTTATTTCTGTTGCTTTAGGATTTAAAGGATCTTCACAATAAAACTTACTAACATCTTTTCCAGTTTTTTGTAATTCTCTAAGTAATCCCAACTTTTTAAAACGATTATAATAATAATGAAAATTGCCAGGTTCACAATATCCCTCACAATCCTGAAGGAAAGCTATTCCATTATCTCTTTCCATAATTTCTTTTGCCAATTCATTATGCTGTAAATAGGCATCTATATCTGTAGCATGAATTTTTTCTGCTCCGCCGGCATACAAATTATAAATAGCTGAAAAAATATATTTATCTAACTATTGAGGAAAATCGTGCGGATCAATCTAGTATTTATCAGTATCGTTTAATAAACTAGGGTCTGCCATTAAACTACCTAATACCTAGATTACTGTACGACGATCGATGTTTATCATTTACATCACTCCTTTAACGTATTTAAATCAATAGTTTTTTTCTTTTTTCTTTGTCCAAAGTAATCATTAGGATTATATTTAATTTCAATTCTATCTTGTTCAAGTTGTTTTTGAATTGCTAAACTTACTTGTTCTGCTTTTTTAGCCTGAGTATTATAATATAACTTCGCGTCCTCGTAGACGAATGGAATAATTCCAATTGAACCATTTGATTTAGCTACTGAATTTTTCTTAATATCAAAGAAATATTGTAATGTTAAAAGCTGTCCACGATACGGATATCCCTAAGAACGAAATTTTTGCATTTGTGTTATATTCCATTTACTAACTGGCTGTTCTTCTGATTGCTGTCCAAACAATTTATAAATATAATAAAAAAGAGCATCTCTATCATCATTTTGTTTTTGAATTAAATTTAAATTTTCTTCGTTTAAATGATTTTTTACTGTAGATGGAGCTATTCCCAATTCCCTTGCTACCTAACTCATATTTTTACATTCTGTATATTTTATATTAATCTATTCAATAAGTTCGTCTGTAATTTTAACTCTTGCTTTTCTTTCATTTTCTTGTGGCGCCGCCTCAAATAAATTTAAGTATTTACTAACTGTGGATACTGAAATTCCTAATTGTTTAGCAACCTAACTTTTATTTCCTAATTCCTAATACAAGATTGGAATTTGTTTTCTAATTTCTTCACTAATTTTTTTAGCCATTATTTCCCACCTTTTCACTTTCTATATTAATTATAGCATTTTTCGCATTTAAAGTCAAAGAAAGCGGTATAATTTATATTTAATCATACCGCTTTATAACTTATATACCGCCCGTTAATTCATCTAAGAAATTAGAAGCTTGAGCAGTAAGACTACGTTCAATGGTTTTTAAGTGTACTGTAGCAAAAATTTTAGAATAAACAGGAGAATCTTTTAAATTTAATAAAAGCTTCAATCCATTTTTATTTCTAAATACTGCACTATCAGCTTGTTTATAATCTCCATCAAAAAATATTCTTGTGCCCTCGCCGCAACGAGCTATTAAAAGTTTAATGTGGTCTTCTGTTAAATTCTATGCTTCGTTAACTATAATAATTGCATTTTGAAAACTTCTACCACGAATTGAACCCATTGGTACAACTTCTAATTGTTCAGTCTTAATCCAATCACGAATCTGATCTATACCTACTAAATCTACAAGAGGACCAATCTATCCAGTAATTTTTTCTAATAATTCACCGGGTAATGCTCCAATATCAATTGTATTTTCTGTATATGAGTTATTAGGTACATATACAATTTTTGATATTTTACCTCTGTCTAATTCGGAAATAGCGTAGTTATTTAGTATAAAACTTTTTCCAGTTCCAAAGCTGCCTCCAGCATAGATTATTGTATTATCTTTTCTCTGAAGGGCATTAAATAAACATCTCTGTTCTGGATTTTTAGGATAGATTTTATTTATCCATTGATTACGAATTTCATATGGTACTACTTGTTCTAAGATATTATTATGATTACAAAAAATATCAATTAACTATTTGGTATTTTTATCAAGAACAATAAGATATTCATTTTCAGCCATTCCTTCATACTAATGTTCATTTAGAATTTTTGATAATTCTTCATTATAGGGGTCGGATTCCAAATCAACTTCAAAATATCTAACACCCTAATAATCAGAAGTGCCGCCATAACCTTTAGTATTTATTCCTCGAATTATAGCTTTAATTTTTAAATAAACATCATTTGTAATAAGTATATCTTCAGGAGTACAGCTTTCTATAAGTTTATCATCTACACTTATTTTTTCTTTTTCCAAATTATCATTAAAATTTAATTTAGAAAGATTGCGTGAAATTACTACTGCGGCTCTTCTAGCTTTAAAGGAGACTTCGGGATTAGGATTAAGTTTAAGTCCATCAAGCTCACGAAGAACATCAGTAAGAATGACAATATTTTCTTCTTCCTAAATAATTTTAGGAAAATCTAAAAGTACATTGGTATCAACAATTAGAGACATTGTATCAACTCCTTAATAAAAAAAATAGAGAGGGGCAAAGCTCCTCTCTTTTTAGTTTTACAATATTGAACGAATTTCAAAGAGAACTTTACTAAGCTAATCTATCTATGTTGGCATTATTTCACTAAATTTTGTTGGCTTACCAAACTCTTTTTGAAGAATTTCTGTTGCTTGATTAACTTTACCGGTATTAACAAGCTGTGTCCACAAACCTTTAGCATCTTCCATTAATTCATCAAAATTTTTCTTTGTATATGGATTTTCTTCATTGGAAGCTTCTCCGCCAGAATGAGAAACTTCTGCATCTATTGCATCATAAATAGCATTAACTAATTCAGCGTAACTAAGCTCGATTCGAGGAGTTATATAACGAT